GAGCCGGATACGCTGGAAGGTGTACGTCCGGTTCGGAGGCGAGTGCTTGGAAACCGACCATAGTAATATGGAACGGCGCCGGGTGCTTAGCCTACAGAATAAGGAACTTTTTCCGATAGTGACCATTATCATTATGGAAGCCTTTATCAACAAGATGAGGAGGTTAAAAGGTATCCGCAAACAACTGATAATAGAAGAAGCATGGAAAGCACTTTCTTCTCCGAATATGGCAGATTACTTGAAGTATATGTATAAAACGGTTCGAAAGTATTTTGGCGAGGTGATAACCGTGACACAAGAGGTTACAGACCTTATTTCTTCCGAAATTGTAAAAGAGGCCATTATCAATAACTCAGACTGTAAAATCCTGCTAGACCAACGTAAGTTTATGAATCGCTTTGACGTGATTCAGTCCATTTTGGGACTGACCGATAAAGAACGTTCGCAAATACTTTCCATCAATATGGCAAACAACCCTAGTCGCAAATACAAAGAAGTATGGATAGGACTGGGTGGGATGCAATCGGCTGTATATGCTACGGAAGTTTCAATGTGTGAATATCTGGCTTATACTACTGAAGAAACTGAAAAACTGGAAGTCATGGAACTTGCAGAAAAACTGGGCGGTAATATGGAACTGGCTATTCAACGGCTGGCAGCCCCCTAATCCCCCAAAGGGGACTTTAAGTAAACCGCAAAAATTAAATCACAATTATTTACTTATTAAAAATCAATTGAATATGAAAACAAAAATCTTCATGTTGTGCGTGAGCTTTATGCTTATCGTGGCACAGGCGAAAGCCCAATGGACAGTAGTAGACCCATCCAATCTGGCACAGGGTATTGTCAACACAACCCGCAATGTGACACAGACCACTACCACAGCCACCAATATGGTCAAGAATTTTCAGGAGGTCAAGAAAGTATATGAGCAGGGTAAAAAGTACTATGATGCGCTAAAGGCGGTCAATAATCTGGTGCGGGATGCTAAAAAGGTACAAAAGACTATTCTGATGGTAGGCGACGTATCGGATATCTACATCAACAATTTCCAAAAGATGCTGTCCGATCCGAATTATTCTGTGGAGGAACTCAATGCTATTGCAGACGGGTATGCCAAACTATTAGAACAAAGTAATGATGTATTGAATGAATTAAAAGGAGTGGTTAATATCTCTACACTTTCGCTTTCGGATAAAGACCGTATGGATGTCGTTAACAGTTGCTATGATGAGATGGTCAATTACCGCAACCTTGTGAAATACTACACCAATAAGAACATTGGAGTTTCTTATCTCAGAGCTAAGAAAAAAGGAGAAACGGCCCGTGTGACAGCTTTGTATGGTAATCCCGATCAACGATACTGGTAAAGTAATATGCCGATGTGCCAATGAGCAAATGTGCTAATTGAGTACAAACGATAAGAAGACATTTCATTGGTATATTGGCTCATTATCAAATTATTACATTAAAAGATTATGGATTTCGATCAATTTCACGAAACACTACGGACACTCTATGATCAGATGATGCCCTTGTGCAGCAATATGATTGGGGTGGCTAAAGGGATAGCCGGACTGGGAGCCTTATTCTATGTGGCTTACCGGGTATGGCAATCCTTGTCACGGGCTGAACCGGTAGATGTATATCCCTTGCTTCGTCCATTTGCTATCGGCTTTTGTATCATGTTCTTTCCATCTATCGTGTTGGGAACTATCAATGGTGTAATGAGTCCTGTCGTTCAGGGAACACACGGGATGCTCCAATCTGAAACTTTTGATATGAACAAGTATGCACAGCAAAAAGACCAATTGGAATACGAGATTATGCGAAAGAATCCTGAAACGGCATACTTAGTCGATAATGAGATATTCGATGCTAAAATGGATGAACTGGGCATAACTGATGTTGGAACGAAAGTTGGATTATATCTCGAAAGGGAATTATACAAGACAAAGAAATGGATACGGGAAGCTTTCAGGGAACTATTGGAGATACTATTTAAGGCTGCTGCATTGGTTATTGATGTGATACGCACTTTCTTCTTGATAGTCCTTGCCATTCTCGGTCCGATAGCTTTTGCAATATCTGTGTGGGATGGTTTTCAGTCTACCCTTACCCAATGGATAACCCGCTATATCTCGGTATACCTATGGCTGCCTGTATCAGACCTGTTCAGTACGATACTGGCAAGGCTTCAATCCCTGATGCTTCAGGCTGATATTGAACGGATGCAGACCGATCCCAACTTCTCAATAGACAGTTCCGATGTAATCTATATCCTGTTCCTGGTTATCGGTATTGTCGGATTCTTTACTATCCCAACAGTTGCTGGATGGATTATCTCGGCTGGCGGTATGGGTAATTTCGGTAAGAATGTAAACCAGACAGCGACCAAAGGCGGAGCAATAGCCGGAGGTGCTGCAGGTGCTGCTGCTGGAAATATCATGGGACGTTTGAAAGGGAAGTAATGAGCCAATGTCTCATTACAATATGCTAATTAATCAATGTGCCGATGTGCCAATGAGAATATAATTTTCGATAACCAAGTATTGGCACATTGGCATATTATCTCATTAACAAATTAAAAACAAATGGAATTTAAAAGTTTAAAAAATATAGAAACCAGCTTTAAGCAACTACGCATCTTCGGGATTGTGTTCCTGTGTATGTGTACTATCATTACAGGCTACTCTGTATATAGTGCATATGATTTTGCAGAAGCACAACGCCAGAAAATATATGTTTTGGATAACGGGAAATCCCTGATGCTGGCTCTTTCACAGGACTTATCGCAGAACCGTCCTGTGGAAGCCAGAGAACACGTCAGGCGTTTCCATGAACTCTTCTTTACCCTGTCTCCCGACAAGAATGCCATTGAAAGCAATATCAACCGGGCATTGCTCTTGTCAGATAAGTCGGCTTTCAATTATTATAAAGACCTATCGGAGAAAGGATACTACAATAGGATAATCTCAGGAAACATTAACCAGATGATTCAAATAGACAGTGTTTCCTGCAACCTGAATACCTATCCATATCAAGTAGTAACCTATGCCCGCCAAATGATTATCCGCGAGAGTAATATTACCGAACGTTCCCTTATCTCATCCTGTAAACTGCTGAACTCTGTCCGCTCGGATAATAACCCGCATGGCTTTATTATCGAAGGCTTTGAGATAAAGGAGAATAAGGATATCAGAGTATTAACCAGATAAAGCCCCCCTGCCCCCCAAAGGGGGTTCTTTTCTTCCCCTCGGGGGAGTTAGAGGGGGCTCGTGATAATGAAAGAACGAATAAAAGAAATCGGCTATTGGCTGGAAGATAAGTTGAAAGACTTTTGTGGGGAGCTTACTCCCGACAAGCGGATAACGGTCATCCTGATAATGCTCCTGATATTGACTATCGGTAATATCTACTTTACATTTTCTACCATATACAATTGGGGCAAGGAAAGCGAAAAGAAAAAGCAGTTGGAGATCGAGCATATCGATGGGCTAAGTCCGGAGCAAAGGAAGGATAAAAACTATGATTTTATAGACTCACCGATCGACAGGGAATTCTTCGACCTGCATAAGCAGAGAATGAAGCAAGACTCTATCGATAGTATAAATGTAAAACTTGAAAAATATAAAATGTATGAGCGAACCATTAAAAATAAGTCCGGAGCAAAAGCAGAAGCTTAAAAAGTATGCCGTGTTCTTGTTGATGGCCATTATCTGTGCCGGCTCCATGTGGCTGATATTTGCCCCGTCTGAATCGGATAAGGCAAAAGAGCAGGAAGGCATCGGCTTTAATGCGGATATTCCCGATCCGGGCACAGATGAGATTATCGGCGATAAGAAAGATGCCTATGAAAAAGAACAGATGCACAAAAAGGAAAGTGAACGGATGCAATCCCTTCAGGGATATATCAGCCAACTGGAAAACGAATCAGGTGCTAACAAAGCAGACCTGTCGATGTTAGATAATCCTGTATCTGATCCAGAACCGAAAGAAGAAGCACCTATAGGCACTTCCGTTTCCGCATATCGGGATATTAATAAAACTTTGGGCAATTTCTATGAACAGCCGAAAGATGATCCCGATAAAGAAGAAATGAAAAAGAAGCTGGAAGAGTTGGAAGCTAAACTCAGCGAAAAAGACAATAAACAATCGGCTATGGATGAACAACTGGCCCTGATGGAAAAGTCTTATGAGATGGCTGCTAAGTATATGCCGCAGGCGGGACAGGATAATGCAAACAACAATTCCCTGAAAAGTAAGATTGAAAATTATGGTAAGAATAATTCTTCAGCCAATGGTAAAACCAAAGTCAGCCCTGTACGCAGGATAGATAACCAGACGGTATCGGCATTAAACCAACAATATGGTTACAATGATTTTGCCATGTATGACCAGCCCCGTAATATGGGATTCAATACCATCGGAGCAGAGATGCTGGCATCTACAAAGAATACCATATCGGCAGTTATCCATGATGATCAGGCAGTAGTGGACGGACAGACCACTCGTTTACGTCTTATCGAACCATTGGTAGCAGGGGCTACATTGATTCCCGAAAATACTATTATCACAGGAATAGCCAAAATACAAGGAGAGCGATTGGAGATAATCATTTCTTCTATTGAACATCAGGGGACTATTATTCCGGTGGAGATGTCCACCTACGATACGGATGGGCAACGAGGAATATATATTCCCGGTTCATTAGAGATGAATGCCGCCAAAGAAATTATCGCCAATATGGGGAATAGTGTGGGAACAAGCTTTACCATGACCGAAAGTACAGGGGCACAACTAACCTCTGATTTGACAAAAGGAACTATACAGGGCTTATCGGCTTATATGCAGAAAAAGATAAGGCAGGTAAAGGTGTCGCTTAAATCGGGGTATCGGGTAATGCTAATGCCGAAAGCCAGTTAACAGTCAACAGTGATCAGTTAACAGGCGTAATTATCAACTATTTAAAATTCAAATAATAAACAAAATGAAGAAATATATCCTATTATTTGTAATGGCTATTATCACAATAATAGTTCATGCACAAACAGAAGAAACAATTCCTGTTGTAAACCAATCGTCGGAAGATATGCAGGAGGATCTGCAACAGGTACTTAAACCGACTTATGGGGATTATTATGAAGGCTTGACTAAGAAAATCACCTTTGACCGTATGATACCGCCATACGGGTTGGAAGTAACTTTTAATAAGACGGTGCATATTATCTTTCCTGCCGCTATCCGCTATGTGGACTTAGGCTCTAATAATATAATAGCGGGAAAAGCAGGAACATCGGAAAATATCCTGCGGGTAAAAGCAGCTGTACGTAGTTTTGAAACTGAAACAAATATGGCGGTTATCACCGAAGAGGGTAGTTATTACACCTATAATGTAAAATATGCAGATGAGCCGGAAAAGCTGAATATCGAAATGAAGGATTTTATGCACGATGGCATTGCGACTAACAGACCCAATAACTCGATGGATATTTATCTGAAGGAATTGGGAAGCGAATCGCCCCGTATCGTCTACCTGATAAACCGGGCTATATACAAGACTGATAAACGGATTGTAAAGCATATCGGTTCCAAACGTTTTGGAATACAATACTTGCTCAAAGGGATTTATTCGCATAATAATTTATTGTACCTGCATACTTCTATCAAAAACTCCTCTAATGTACCTTTCGATGTGGATTTTGTAAGAATGAAAATAATCGACAAGAAAGTAACTAAACAAACAGCTATTCAGGAGATCGTTATCCATCCGCTCAGGGCGTACAACTTTATATCTACTGTTGGAGGAAATCAGACCGAAAGGACTGTATTTACCATTGACAAGATAACGATTCCCAATGATAAGAAACTGGTAATCGAATTATTTGAGAAGAATGGCGGACGAAATCAGTCTTTTGTCATTGAGAATGAGGATTTGTTAAGGACAGAAGAAATTAATGAATTGAAGATTAAGTAAGATGAGAAAGTTAATCATAGCAATAATAATGAGCCTTGCCCTGATGGGACAGGCTCATGCACAGCGTTACCTGTCCGGACAGAAAGGTATTCAGGTTACAGGTGGTTTTGTCGATGGCTTTACCTTCGATAGGAAAGACGGGCAGGCATTTTATGGGGGACTGGCTTTATCAACTTATACAAAGACCGGTAACAGGTGGATTTTTGGTGTGGAATATCTGCAAAAGAATCATGAGTACAAAAATGAATTCCTACCAGTATCGCAGATAACCGCAGATGGTGGTTACTACCTAAATTTCTTATCGGACAGGAGTAAGTCTTTATTTTTCTCGGTGGGTATTTCCGCTATGACAGGGTACGAAACTATTAATTGGGGAAAGGAGCTACTCTTCGACGGGGCTACTATCACCAGCAAGGATAATTTCCTGTATGGTGGTGCTGTTTCTTTTGAGATAGAAACATTCTTGTCCGACAGGTTTGCTTTGCTTATCAACGCTCGGGAGAGGGTATTGCTCGGCTCGGATATTAATAAGTTCCATACACAAGTAGGAATTGGAATAAAAGTAATCATCAACTGATATAAATATGAAAATAAAAGTATTGATCGGTTGTGAAGAGAGTCAGACTATCTGTAAGGCATTCCGATACATCGGGGTAGAAGCTTATTCTAATGATTTATTGGATTCTTCGGGAGGTCATCCCGAATGGCATCTGAAAATGGATGTCTTCGATGCCGTTAAACAGAATAATTGGGACTTGTTTATCGTACATCCCGAATGCCAACGTCTGACCGTTGCCGCCAATAAGTATTATAAGCCCGAATACGCCGAACGTTTTCCCAATATTCATACAGAAAGGAAGAGGGCTGTTAACTTCTTCATGAAACTGACTAAAGTCGATATTCCTTATAAAGCCATTGAAAACCCGATAGGAATTATGAGTTCCAGATACAGGAAACCCGACCAGATTATTCAGCCTTATCAGTTCGGAGATGCCGAAAGAAAAGCAACTTGTCTGTGGCTCTATAATTTACCTCGACTGATGTTCACAAAGGTTGTAGAACCTGATATAATAGAACTCAAATCGGGAAGGACGGATAGCAGGCTGCATTATGAAAGTTTTCGTCTGCCCAAAGACGAAAGGCGAAAGCTCCGCTCCAAAACATTTGTCGGCATTGCCGAAGCTATTGCCGTTCAATGGACCCTGTATATACTCTATCGGAAACTGAGTTTTTACTCCAAACAGAAGATATCAAAGATAATACCTGCATTAAAACAATTATAATCAATATGAAAGAGAATGACGAATGGTACACTCCTAAAGAGATTATACAATCTTTGGGAGCATTTGATTTGGATCCTGCAACCTCAGAAACAGCCTACAAGCTGAATCAATCGGCAAAAAGGTTTTATACGGCTAAGGATAACGGATTGATACAACAATGGAATGGACGGGTATGGCTTAACCCTCCTTATTCCAATCCCTTAATCCAACAGTTCCTGACTAAAATGGCAGAACATAACAACGGCATTGCTCTGGTTTTTGCCAAGATTGAAGCCAAATGGTTCCACGATATTGTCCTCAAACAAGCCACTGCTGTTAAGTTCCTGTATAACCGTATTCGGTTTTATAAAGCTGACGGTACACAAGGTATGCAGCCTAGAAACGGCTCGATGCTGATAGCCTATGGTAAAGACAACGCAGAAATACTAATGAATAATACAATAAAAGGAAAATTCCTTTTCCTGTAAACGAATTGAATAAATCATTAATAATAAAAAAACTAAAATGAGAAAATTTGCATCATACATCATTTTTACGCTATTGCTTGCGGCAATAGCCTGTGCCTGTAGCGACGATATTGATATTCGCCAAAGCTATGAATTTGAGGTTACTCACCTGCCTGTCCCAAAGAAAATAAAGAAAGGAGAAACCATTGAAATACGTTGTCAGTTGGAACGAAGTGGGCATTATGCCAATACTACTTACAAATTTCGTTATTTTCAACCTGATGGAGTAGGAAGTCTAAGAATGGATGATAGTGAGCCGTTCCTGTCGAATGATTACTATGATCTGACTAAAGAATCGTTTCGTTTCTATTTTACATCTCAATCGGAGGACCAGCAGACGATTTATATTTATTTCTTCGATTCGGAAGGTAATAATTTCGTCCTAAACTTCTCTTTTAATAATGAAAACTCAGAAGAGGAGGAAAGCGTATGACAACAATGATAGTAATTTCGTATATCGCCACTTGGGCAAATATTATTTATTCCTTATTGACAGCATCGAGTGATGTGGCTCTCTGGAATGAAGAGACAAAATAAAGTGTTAAAAAGTCGGATAATTTTCTTTGTCCGACTTTTTATTATTCGTATTTTTAAAGTTTTCACATAATTATTACAAAATGGCTGAATTTTATACGGTGTCACAAACGAGTTTTTCTAATTTATCGGAGATTACATTATGGGGAGAGAATAATATAAATTTTAATAATGAAATCGAAGATATTTTTTCAACAAATGATATAAAAAGAAAGTTATCAGAGCTATATCCTCAAGGTATTTCTAATCACGGAATACAGTATCTATGTGGCAGATTTCCTTATCAACAGGATTCATTGGGTCTTCATTGGATACCAGATATGACAGCTATTGAAAGTATATTTGAATTGGTGCGGTTATGGAAATTTCCTGAAAATCCCTCTCGTTTCACTTCACTTTATGGATGCGAATCTATTGAAGCAGCTGAATCTTTTAAACAGAATTATCGTTCTGGCAAAGGATTCATTTTTAAGGTGTCTGCTGACTCATACTTTAAAGCGGATATGTCTTTGTTAATGACGGGAGCAAGTGTAATCGCTAGTTACTTCTTTGCAGAAAAGTATTGGAGAGGAGAGAGTGGAGAACATCCGTTTTGGGAAATATTAATGAGTGGTTCAGTAAAAATATTAGAGTGTGTCGATAAAGGAATAATAAATTAAAAATGAAGTTAGTATGGACTTAAGATTAATTGTAGAACATAAACACATATTTGGTTATCCTACGCATAGTTTGGATTATCTATTAAAAGATATTGATAAATGGCTTTTAGTTCGTGCAGCTAGCTATTTTATAAAAGGTTTCTATAATGATATACCTTTTTTCTGTACATCTGGCAGATTTTTTTCTACACCAAATTCTGATTTTGCATATCATTTGTTTCTTATATTAAGATACATGAATTTAATGAGTTCAGTTACTATTTTTAATACTCAATCAAGTCTTTTCTTTTTAGAGAAAGCACTTTCTATGCCAAATATAGGTATAGATAACCGAGATCCTCAAACAGAAATTAATTTAATAAAAGCATATCTAATTATAAATCAAGAGTTGGTTGCAAAAGAAGATAAACTTATAAAAAAAATTGAGACTTTAGATGCAGAAGAAAAACTTGCTGCTTATTTATTCTATCAACCCTTATCTTATAGTGATTTTGAAAACTATGATTATGGATTAGAAGTAGCAGCACAAACTGTTAAAGCCATATTGTTTTTCAAGTTTTGTGAAGCACATCTTCCAGAACATTTACGACTATTCTGTGAAAAATACAATAGAGAAAACTGGAAAGAATATCTAAAATCCTACCTGTCTATCCCTTATAATTTATTCTTAAATAAAGGAGACGAGATCTCTATTATTTCATTAAAAAAAGAAGATGTAGATTTTATAAATAACAGCCTATTTCTGGATAAATTTTGCATTAATAATGAAGACGTAACAAACGATAAAGATTTTACAAAAGTAAGAACATACCCATTATATAAAGAAAATGATACTGATTATATTGTATTATTTGATCTTTTTACAGCAGAAAGAATATACAGAAGTCTATATTTTGATTTTCGTGCAATAAATGACAAATTAAACGAAACTAAAGAAGAAGTAGATAAAATAACAAATTTCAGACAATTTATTACTGATAATTTTTCAGAAAGAACAATTTTATATGATTTATTAGATAAAATATTTTATGGAGAGGATTTCGTCAATCTTAAAGGTTCTGATTATTTAAATGCAGTTCCTAAAATTAAAGGAGAACCAGATTACTATGTCCGAAAAGATAATGATATATTCCTTTTCGAATCGAAAGATAATTTAATGAATGCCGAAATTAAGTCGTCTTACGATTATGATAAAATTACAGAAGATTTGGATAAAAAGCTAAATCAAAAGAAGGGAATAAAGCAAATATGTAATAATATTGAAAAAATATTAAAAAAGCAGTTGCCAATAGATATTGATTATGATGAAAATGCTGCTAATATATATCCTATATTAGTTCTACATGAAAGAATATACTCAAACATTGGACTTAACTATATATTAAACAAATGGTTTGATAATAAAATTAAGTCAACAAAAGATTCAATGACTAATCCTGAAAGAATAAAACCATTAGTTATTATTGATATTGACACGTTTATACTATTACAAAATGTTAATCAAGGAAATGATTTTGACTTTAAAGAGTTATTAGATGGGTATTATATGAAAGCGGAACAAATTGTTATAGGAGAAGAAGAACTTAAAGATGAGAACAAGCTCAGAAAAGCTTTCATCTCTAAATATTACTCTTTTAAAGATTATGTTGAACCAATAATTATGAAGAAGATTGCAGAGAAGGGAGCAAAAACATTTTTGGAAGAAGTTGGAATGGAACTTTTTCAGTAAAATTCGATTAATAAATTAAATAACTATGAATTGTTACAATCACCCTACACAAACAGCCGTAGCGCAATGTTCAGATTGCGGCAAAGGTCTATGTTCTCAATGTGCTACAGCATATTCCATTCCTATCTGTAATACTTGTAATGAATCAAGGATCTCGAATGAGAAAATCCGAATAATAAAAGAATTAATATTTACTATAATTTTTGGAGTAGCACTCGCTTATCTAAACGGTAAATATATTTTCTTCAAAGATTCTTCATTTTCAGTAAGGACTACGGTAGAATACTATATCATATTTACTTACATTTTCGCAGGAATAGTTTCCGGATGGAAGACATTAACGAGTATTACTCCTCGTATGTTTTTATTCCTTCCATTACTCGGCTGGGTAATCTATTTTGTAATAAAGCTAAGTTTATCTGCTGTTATCGGTTTAGTGATGCTACCAATAAGAACTGTCCGAAATATTATGAGACTTATTAAATTACAAAAAACAAACTTATAATTTGATAATTGTTTAAGTTTATTGAAATGAAAGTTCAGAATTTTAAAAAGATAATATAAAGTAAAAAACTATTATGTACGGAAACATTGGAAATATTATTGTTATAGAAAGTCTTGATTCTGATGAATGGCATACAGGTAAAGATATATATGATGATGTTATAAAAAGATATATAGATTATTCAGATAATAATTATAATATTAATCATAAATATCATGATATTCGTAATGCTGATGAGTTTAAGAATTTATTAATTCAATATGAAATTGAGTTAATGCCAGATAATGGTGTTCTATTTCACCTAGAAGTACACGGAGATGAAAATAAAAGTGGATTAGTTTTTGCTGATGGATCTTTTCTTGGATGGAAAGATATCCTCGATTTGCTAAGACCCATAAATATCAAATTAAAGAATAAGTTATATTTGTCATTAGCGGTGTGCTTTGGTCGATATTTAGCTTTTCAAACATTGGATATAAAGAAGAAATCCCCTATATGTGCTTTTATATCAACAAGAAAACCAATATTGAATAGTGCTATAGTAGAAGCTTTTTCTATCTTTTTTGAAAAACTTATACAAACTGGAAACATCGTGAATGCCTATAAAGAATTGGAAAAAATAAATCAAAGATTAATCTTTAAGGATGTAAAATCCACAATTGAAGAGACCTTTCGATATAATATTGAGGCATATATTAATAATCCTCAATTTAGGAATGAACAAAGAAAAAATCTTCTTCCCGGTTTTGAAAAAGTTTATATGGATTTATATAAGAATACTATGCTCACCATGTTCAATTTTGAGTAGCAATTGAGTGGTCTTTTGTTTCTTTTCTTCCGTTCAGACTCATGAGAAAAGAAACGGACTGAAAAATTTCAGTCCGTCAAATCTTTGTCTTTTTTGTCTGATTCCCACATATACCAACTATCTTTATACCTGTCACCAATCAGGTTAAAAGCACCTGATAGTCCGCTATCATCAGCAAATTTCTTGGCTTCTAATATGGTTTTAAATTCTCCTAACTTCTTGAAGCCGATAAATAATTTATACATATCTCTGTTATTTTGATGTTTGATCGCTTCCTGCTGTAACAGGCTATACATCTCATTATAGTTTTTCTTTTTCTGTTCCAACTTATTGTTGGCTTTGAGTAGCTTCTCGTCTTTATCTGCATCAAAGAACAAGTTGTTTTGAGTTTCATAATCTATGTAATTGTTGATTACCCTCTCTACCTTTGTTATCTGTGCTTTTGCCGAAGCTACTTTTGTAAGCAGGAAGTTGAAGCCTGTCTGTAGTCCTGTTCGTTTATCATAATTACAATGATATACCTGTATTTTCTTTCGTGGATACTTACAGACTAGTTTTGCTCTCTTCCATTCAAAAAGCCATTGCCATTTGTTTTCCATATAGCGGGGTATATCTATTTTGTGTAATAGTTCCCTGTGTCCGTCTTCGTGTCTTATCTCAAAAGTGATATATACCCAATGCTCTATTTTCAATTCCCGTTCCGCTTTTGCAAGGTCTTTCGCATATTGCATCCAATCTTCCATATTTTCCTGTGCCATGATAATTTGGATATTCTTGTTACTAATCAATTGTAAAAATTATAAGATAAGAATAGGTCTTCGATATCATCGTACAGATCGTTGAAACTTTCCTGATATTTTTCATGAAAACAACCTTCATCATTACACATATCCTCTCTCGGTTTGCCGTAATTCTTCTCAAGTTTTAAATCAACTAATTCACAGATAATCTCCATTAATAAGCTATTAGCATCATCATCGTCCATTTGAATAATTCCTTTTCGGTATTGCCAGTATTTATATATATTCCTTTTATCAGAAAGTTGAAGCTTTAACCAAAAGGCAGAGTTATTATCATTATTTGTTTCTTGACTGTTCATCCCCGAGAATAGATTTTTAGTTTCTATACTTAAATTATTCCACCATTGATTTATATTTAAGTTTGTTTTCATTTTTCTTGAATTTAGTTTATTAATTATTTATGCTGCTAATCTTTGTTCGATTAATTGGATATTGTTCTCTACAAGTTTTAATATCCTGTCATGGTGCTTTGTGTTCTTGTTACATACGCCACGACTTTGAATGACTTGTAGCTTAGAGAGTGATATTTCTATGGTTTCTATCTTCTTTCCATCTATACAAGCGGATAGGATAAGAGAATCTTCTTTTGAATAATAACCGCCTACGCAATGGTGCATAATTTTACCCTCTGCGATTATTTCTTCCACGCTTTCAAGTACACGGATACTGATAATCCCGTCAGAAAACATCAACCCGAAAAACTTGGCTTTGGCTGTCCTGAATGCTTCTTCTTTCTCCCGTAGCTTTTCTACTTCTTTTTGAGCATCGGCTTTCGCTTTCTTTACCATGTATCGGTCGTGTTCCGTGTGCAAGTCGGACGGGCAAACATATTTGACGTTATGCAGGTCTTTACCGAATAAGCGGAGATAGTTTATGTAGTCAAACCACAGGGTTGCATCCTTTACCGTATAGCCGTTTCTTATACAGATACGGATAGATGCCCAGTAATCATCAATCTTTCTGCTTTTGTCGGTAAAAAAAGATTTGAACAGGCTTATTTGCTCTGCTTTGAGTAATGTTTCCATTCTGCTATCCTTCAGTAGTGCTGTGAATACATCGAACGGTCTTTGATTAAAAAGGCGTATTTTTATTGCCGTCCTTTTCAATTCAGGTATTAGCTGCTGTTTCGGATAATAATAGTATGGGTTTAGCCTGTCGTAAACATCAATTTCTGTGCGTAGTTCCATAGGAGTGCCGAATATCCATGAATCATAGTACATCGTTCCCATTGTCTGCCTTAGTTTGGCAAATGTGCAGTATTTACCACCCCGTGCAATCCAACGTTGCATTACTTCGCTGTGGATGTATTCAGGATATAAGCCGACTTTTGCCGTTGATTTAATCATTATGTACCGCAAAACCTGATAACCCTCATGTGCGGTAATAATGCAGAGATACTCACAGCCTTTAAATATGCGCTTGGTTGTGGTTTTTACTGTTAGTTTTACGTTACAGTTCGGACATTGGGTGTTTTTATCTTCTCCTGTCCACGTATGGTTACATTCGGTACAGGTTATTTTTCCTTTGTTTGTCCTGTGTCCGATATGTTCCATACAGTTGGTATATCCCCACCCAATCTGCTCTTTGGTAACAGGCTGTAATTTCTTCCTTGCCTTTACTACTTGCTCTTGGAATTTATTTTGAGGTTTCATAACTGTAGATTTAGAATAGTGTTAATTGACTATTAGTAATGGTTGGCTGTTTCAGAGTTACCCGTTTTGCTTTGGGTTGCATCATTCTATTGTAGGCTTCATTTTGTGCCTTTTGTATAGCATCTTTGCAAGCCTGTTCTTTTTCTTTTTCGGTTAATTCTACTATATGGTTTACAACTACATGAGTGTTACTCATTTGTTTGCCTACCTCGATATTGTCTTCATCGTAATAATGTACTGCCATCGAATAGATTTCTTCGTCTGCAAAACCATTGTAACCGCTTTTCTGTACTTGGTTCAGTATATAAGTACAGCAATCGTCTATGTTCTTATTCTCTTTGGCAAACGCTTGGGCGAATAGGGTATCGGTCGATGCCCGTTGTTCTAAATATGTTAATATTGTCCGTGTAAAATATGCTGTTGATTTCATAATCTGTTTTTTTTAGTTGTTATTTGATTTATTACTTAAACTCAATACTCCTTCCAACTCTTCCCGTTTGGCTTTGGAAAATATCCACCCTGCTTTTTTACCTTCTTTGTAGGCTAATCGGGGATTGAACTTTCCACCCATTGCGGATAATAAGTCTTTGATTGGCTTGGTATCTCCAAACAGAGCAATAGCTTTCTCGGAGTAATCAACTATCTCGAAGTGTAGGTTATCCGATTCGGTTGTTGTATCACCGAATAATGTGTGTGATTTTGTCATGGCTTTAAGGATTAAAAGGTTAGAGATAAGAATAATGCGATAAGGATGATAAAGGACAGAAGGGATAGGATAAGCCTGATAAGAAAGTTTACCACTTTAAAGACAAGGCATATTCCTGCATAGGCAAGGACACAAGCCAACACTACGGATGTATTTATACTCAATTGCGTAACAAGCCATGCACATAAGGCAAAAACTGCTACCCTCAAACCCAATTTTATGATGATTCCAGAGGCGAGGGAGTTTTGTTTCAATATTTCTTTTTCGTTTCTCATAATTATGACATTTTTTTTCATGCGCCATCCGTCAGGTCGGTCGTTTTTGTTTCATAGAGCAACAAAAGGTATTGTGGTTTCAGTTCAGGGATGTTTTTTCGGGATAAATACGCTCGCCGCAGGAAAGAGGAAGATTTGTTCTGAAAACCGGATGGCCCCGAACATACATGGCTGAAACACTGTCATACCTTTGCTCTGATGAACAATAGGCCGAACAAGGATGGCGCTCAATCGAAACGTGGAATAATTATGGTAAGAAAGGGAAAAGGAATTCGTTAGCTGTTTATTATAAGCTATACCAGTATATGGTTATCACAACCATATCGATACAAGTGTAGCCTGAAAGAAGCTACTCTTGTGAAAAGTCAATCCGAGACTGTCTTTGAAGTGGTGGTTCTGTGATGCAGTGGGAAGAGATAGTAATAGTATCTGTTTCTACTGTAATGAACAGAACGAACGGAAAAGAGGGTCGTAAGGATTTTTCACAAAACAGGCTATCTCCAATTGGGATAGCCCATTTATAACAAAAACTAATTGTTGAATTATTTTTTCTTCTATAATTTATAGTTTCATGTTAATTCAAATTTAGCAGTGAATAATCATTCCCTCCGATATTACATATAACAAAAGTATTTGGAGCTTTCTCTTTACCGTGATGATTATTAAGCACATGAATTATCCATTTACGAAAAGCTTGTGTATAAACTGATTGTATTCTAAAACTTAGACAGATAATAATTTCCAAATTATAATATATTCGGATACACTCTCTGTTCTTGGAGCAAGTATAACGATATTCCTTCATTACATCACCTTCTCTAAGAAATTTCTCTTTGAATATTCTTTTGAGATGTTTGGTGATTGTCGAAGTATGAACTCCAAATAAATCGGCGATTTCATTTGCTGTCATCCAAACCGTACCATTTGCCAACCCGATTTCAAAATCAGGTTGGCCATTTTCTATATTTATCATTCTTATATATCCTGTTTCCATAATCTCATTTTTTAGCGTATTTCCTTGTATTGTAAGTTTTAGCCAGACTATCCATATCTGAACTGAGTTTTTTATCCACAATACGGGCATAAATCTGAGTCGTTCGGATATCTGTATGTCCGAGCATTTTCGAAACTGTTTCGATAGGAACACCGTTCGCCAAAGTAACAGTCGTTCCGAAAGTATGACGGGCTACATGACAGGTGACTGGCTTATCAATTCCGCAGATTGAAGCAATTTCTTTCAGGTATTCATTCATCTTCTGATTGGAACAGACAGGGAATAGTTTCTCTTCTTTTTGTTTTCCTTTGTATTTCTCTATAATAGTCAATGGTATTTCAAGTAATCGGATGTTAGATGGTACATTTGTTTTCTGACGGCTGGTCATTATCCACTGATGTCCGTCAAAAGCAGTCTTGACATTGTCTTCTGTTAATTGAGCAACATCAATATACGATAATCCGGTGTAACACATAAAAATGAAAATATCACGAATACAACTAAGCCTTTCGGTCAGGAAGTCTTTTTTATAGATAATATCTATTTCATTTTGAGTAAGAACTTCACGGACAACTTTTGTGGTTTTACATCTGAAACTGGCAAAAGGGTCTATTTTAATATCCGCACCAGTATTTTTGATATAGTTGAATACAGTCCTGAAACGTTGTACAAATTTCAATGCAGTATTGTTGCTACAACTATGTTCTTTCTGGAGAAACAGGAAAAACTTCTCAATGAAAATAGGGGTGAGTTCCATTACCGGAATATCCGATAATTTATATTCTGTTTTCAGGAACTCTTTCAGACGTGTTTTAGTCAATTCATATCTTCCATAGGTTATTTGGGAAGTATCTCTCCCGATTTTAAGCAGATAGAACTGATTATGCTCTGCAAAATGCTCCAATAGCATTTTCTTTTTGTCGGTTTCAATACCTAATACAATATTTTTGATTTTTTCGGGCAGGACATAACCATGTTCCTGCAGGTGTTTGTGATAAAGATCGGTTATCTTTACTTTGATAGCTTCCAGAATGCGATTGGTATTTGTTGCTTCCTGGCTTCTGCTTATGCATTTCCCAGATTTACTATCCCATAGTTTCGGGGATACTGTTGTCTTTGTGTTGAACTGCGTGCGTTCTCCATTGATGGTTATTCGACACATAACCGGAACTAACCCTTTTTGGTCTTCTCTGCTTTTACGCAGATAGAATAAAACTGAAAATGTTGCTTTCATAATCTTCTTGTTTTTTGTTTGTAAAATTAAATTCTGCATACAAAAACATGGAAGCCATAACACTGTCAAATTACGACAAATCAAACAATTATACTTTAAATCGGTACCATTCTTAAGACTATTCATACGGGTACCTGATTTGGTACCGAATGAGTGTCGTATGATTACCTCAGTATGTCGTTTATTGTCAAACCATGGGAATGAAAAAACTCCCTAAATTAATCATTTAGAGAGTTTTGTCTTATTTTGTCAGATTCTTGTCTATTAGTTTCTGACCCTAAAGTGATCCAGACAGGATTCGAACCTGTGACCCACAGCTTAGAAGGCTGTTGCTCTATCCAGCTGAGCTACTGGACCTCACCTTATTGCTGGAAAGCGAGTGCAAAGATATAATATTTTAATATATATGCAAATACATTACGTCAGAATAAATTTTAGAAAGATGTATATAAGTATGTTATCAGTTGATTATATAAATTAAATTGGATAAAAGGAAAAAATAATTAATATTGTTTTGCATTTAGGAAAAAGTGCATATCTTTGCAACGCTTTTGAAGAAAAGCTCAATGTTTATTTGAAATTGGAGAGATGGCAGAGTGGTCGATCGCGGCGGTCTTGAAAACCGTTGACTGTCACAGGTCCGGGGGTTCGAATCCCTCTCTCTCCGCTGGGTAACTCGGACAACGGGCGACCAAACCCAGACAAACCCTACAATATCAGCATATTGTAGGGTTTTTTATTTCTATTTTGTCGGGGGTAAAAGTCAGAAAATAGACCCTAAAAGACAACTTCTGTACCCCAAAGTGTACCCCTACCCAAAAAATTCCTCAAGGGGGTACAGTTGTCCAAAATTGTCCGGTTACTGTCCTGATTTGTCCGGTCTGTATTGAACTCAATTTGAGATAATTAAAATACGTTTGTAATTTAAAAATTGAGTTTATGAAGAGTACATTCCGAATTCTTTTTTATGTAAAAAAAGATAAGAAAAAGGCGAATGGGAATTATCCCATTATGTGTAGAATCACTGTGAATAGTGAAGCATCCCGATTTAATACCAAAGTGGATATTGCACCCGAAAATTGGGATGGAAAAGCGGGAAGGGCGATTGGTCGCTCTACTGAAATTGCAAGGAAGAATAGTCTGCTGGATGAAATAAAGGCTTCCCTTCACAGAATATACCACGATATACAAAGACAAGACACTGTAACAGCCGAAAAGATGAAGAACGAGTTTTTGGGATTCTCCGAATCTCACGAAACTCTTCTTAACCTCTTTACAAAGCATAACGAGGATGTTAAAGCATTGGTAGGTATATCTAAATCAGCAGCTACCTATCAAAAGTACGAAGTTACCCGAAAGCATCTTGCCAGCTTTATCCAATCCAAATATAATTTGTCAGATATATCCTTAAAGTCGATAAGCAATATGTTTATTAATGATTTTGAGGTTTATTTAATGACTACTGGTGGGTGTAATCATAACACTACGGCTAAATTCATGCAGTTTTTCAAACGGATTGTTCTTATTGCCCGGAATAATGCCTTGATAACTGGCGACCCTTTCGCCAATTATAAAATTCGCTTGAAGAGAGTTGATAGGGGCTATTTGACAGAAGAAGAAATCAATAAAATCTTGAAGAAGAAGTTTGCAACTAAACGACTGGAACACGTCAGGGATATATTTATCTTTTCATGTTTCACGGGTTTGGCGTATATAGATGTGAAGAACCTAACCCAAGATAACATCCGCACTTCATTCGATGGGAACATTTGGGTAATGACGAAACGGCAAAAAACAGATATTTCTGTCGATGTTCCTTTAATGAAAATACCTCAAATGATTTTAGAGAAGTATAAAGGCGAACTTCCTAATGGAATGATATTGCCAATATTAAGCAATCAAAAGATGAACTCATATTTGAAGGAAATTGGCGACTTATGCGGGATAAAGAAAAATTTAACATTTCATTTAGCAAGACACACTTTCGCCACGACCACTACCCTTGCTAAAGGTATTCCTATTGAAACTGTCAGTAAAATGCTGGGACATACGAATATAGAAACGACACAAATATACGCCCGGATAACCAATAGTAAAATAAGTACCGATATGCAAGGACTATCAGCGAAGTTTGCAGGTAGTGAAAAGATATTTCAAGAACAAAATAAATAAGTATGGAACTACAAATCATTCAAAACAAAATTTTTGAGATTCGGGGTTACAGGGTAATACTGGATTTCCATTTGGCAGAGCTGTATCAGGTCGAAACAAGGGCATTGAAACAAGCGGTTAAACGTAATATAGACAGATTTCCGGCTGATTTTATGTTTGAATTGACACGGGAAGAAAGCGATGTAGTGATAAATTTAGGGGTGTCACAAAATGTGATACCCCCCGGATATAACGTTGGAGTATCTTTAATAATGGCGTTTAGTGAACAGGGCGTAGCCATGTTATCGTCCGTTCTCCGCAGTAAGACAGCAGTTCAGGTAAACATTTCCATTATGCGGGCATTTGTCCTGATGCGACAAATGGTGATAGGCTATGAAGAATTACTGAAACGTATCGAAGAACTGGAAGAAAGTACAGATGCACA